GGCATTTCAACGGAAATTGCACCCTTCGCCATTTCGTAGTTCTCAAGTGCTCGCGGGTCAAGGATGGTCATGCCAGCCGAGGTCAAGTTGCGGTCAACGACGACGCGCAAACCGAAAGCAAACGCACCCTGTGTCGAAGCAACATTGAGTGAACCGTATGCGTTCATTGGCCCAACCTGTGGAAATAACGGTCTGTCCGCCGTATCCGAAAGAGAGCCCATCAATTTCCAGACATTTGGAGACACAGCCAGCACGGAAGGCAAGTTGCCATTCGAGCCAGTCAAGATGTCTGCGGCGGCGGTGTACATCCACTCGACCCAGTAAGCCGGGTCAGCAATTGATGCGTTAGCAAAGTTGTTGCTGTTGGTGGTGCCAGTCTGCAATTCGCTACAGGCGAGCAAGTCGGTGCGGTCTGCGTACACGCGAGCCATGTCGTCAAGCAACGGTCCGAGTGCTTCAGGCTGTGACCAGTCGATTGCGGCTTCGCTAATTTCAACATAGCCACCCTGAATGGTCTTGGTGATCTGAATGTCGTCAATGCCGAAAGCCGACGCAGTGATGGTCGTGTTCTGTGTGGCAGTACCCACTGATCCATGGACATTCACCACAGGGCGAATGAAAACTGAGCCTCCCTGCGGCATGGGTCGAAGCGTGGTTGCATCCACGAGAGGGCGCGAGCCGACAAACGAGTTGAACACATTTTGGATGATGGGGGTCGGGATCACACCGGGAATGTCAGGCGTGGTCACGTTGGGAGCTGCGGCGCGAATGTTTTCGTTGAGTTGTGCGAAATCGCTTCCTCCACGAACAAAAGCCGAAATGTATTCGGACATTGACGGCAATTTGAATTCGCGCTTGGCGGTTGCATAGATCGGTTGAGTCGCGATTGCGGCTTCAACGCTTGTTGGTTCTGACATGGTTTCATCCTCCTCGGATGGTGTTGTTGGGGTTGTTTCTTCTGGAATTTCTTCGTCGGGTTCGTCGGCCTGAGCCACGAGAGTTTGTATTTCTGCGCCCGAAAACGCTGGCACGGCGACCAAAGACAATTCGACTAGCGAAGCTTTGGTGACGACGGTGGCTTTCAGTTCTTTGTCGTAGTACGACTCCTGAACCTCCGCTCCTACGGACACCGCATCGTAAGCGCCAGAGCGAATCAGCTCAATTGAATCTGCCGAGGCTCTTGTTTTTGCGAAGGTCGCGGTAAAGCCGAGGCCCTCTTCCATATCGGCGAGAGCGTTTACGACGCCACGCAACTGCGTGAGGTCATGCCCTTCAATAAGTTTGGCGGCTTTCTGATTTACATCAAAAGCGCCTCGCTCAAATGCCACACGCTGTCCGCCTAAAACGGTCGCGGTAACTGGGGCCCACGGAACTGCAATTCCAGATATTGACGCTGGTGCGTCTTCTTCTGATTTTGCGAAGTCAACTGTGGGTAGATCGGCTGTTAGACGAATCATGCCATTTCCTCTGATCTGCGTTCTTCTGCTGACGGTTCGTAAGCAACGCTTGCTAAATCGTTCTCTGCTAAATAGTCGTCAATGTCAAATTCAACATAACGGCCACGGGGCAAAATGTTGTTCATTGACAAAGTTTGTTCAATGCAATCCAAATATTGTTTTGCGCCAAACAAGTAAAGGTCCTGTCGTGCTGACTGTGCGTTTTGGTAGGTGTAGCCCTGTACGCCGATGCCCAAAAGGTATGCGGGGATTCCAGTGGCCCGAGACAGTTCAAGTGCTTGGAATTGACGCGACTCAATCAGTTGCAGTTTGTTCGGGTCACTGGAGAACTCTTTGAATGTCACGACGCTGTTAAGTGCGCCAATGGCACCAACCTGTCGAGCGTTGCGCCAAGCGGCGGCAAGTTCGGAAAGGTCCTCGGCTGACATTGGTTCGGATGCGTCGGTTTGCTGAAGCCACCCGGCGGCGATCTCATTCACTGCGAAACGATCTGATGCCTGCTGAAGTTTGATCGCTGTAGCGATTGCGCGGTTGCCCGTATAAAGCAGACCTTGCGACGGTGCCAAGAACTGGATCACGTCATCAGTGTTGAGTTGGACGCCGTTAAACATGATGTCGTTAGATGGGCCGAAACGCTGGGCGGTCTGCTGGTCGCCAAGGCTGACCATTGCGGCGGGGAGCCATTCAAACGAAAGCGGACGGCCCGTTGCGGACGACCGTGAGGTGACATACCAAAAGCCCTGACCCCACAAAATGAGGTCTGTGACAAGCTGAGAGAAAATGAAGTTTCGAGTCACGCGAGGATCAGGCTGATCCATCCACGACTCGTTTTCTAAATAGATTTCTTCATAATCCTCACCCGTCCACTGGGTCGTGTAATGCTTGAGTTCCAAGCAGCCGACCATTGACGCGATCATCTGAATTGAACGCGAAATGGTCGGCACAGACAAAGCGAGTCGTTGCAACTCCCCGACAGAGTACGCGTAAAAGTCGCCGATCTGCGCAGCTGAACCAGCCGCTGCCTGAACGGGAGCAGACGCAAACGCGGGGGTCGCATTAACTTTCTTGCTACCGAAAAGAGCCATCACTAGCGAGTCTCTCACACTTTTTGGTCTGTGTTAAGTACCCTCAGCCAAAAGCGAAAGCGGCACGCGACGACCGCACTGGTTTGGACGCGAGCATAATTCCCCACACGGCACAGCGCGCCAACTCAATCGGACCGGGTGACTTCTGCGAACTGAGCACAATGGACCCGCCCGTTTTGACGGCCACGGCTCGAGCGAGATGTTCGGCCAGTGCAATATCGCCAGTGTGGTTGACGCGATCCTCGACGATCATGGCCCGACAAGCTGCAGTCCATTTAAGTAACTCGGCGTAGCCGACAATTTGCATCCGACGACGCAAGTCTGGGGGGCAGTGAATTTCTAGCGATGGGGTGACAGCAAGTTTCACGGTTTGGTCGTGCATAATCCGCACAACTTCCTCCCACATTTGCGCGGCCGACTCCACCACGAAGGCGACCGACACGATCACGCGACCGTCGTCAAAAGCGGTTGAGATTCCGACGTACCGGGAGTCATCAACCGATGAGTCAATGGTGAGCCACTGGGTTGCTGGTGCTGGTCTGTCGGATTTGCGGTCGTTCCATAGATTGATCGGCAAATAAGAGTTTGTCGAATCAACCCACAAATTGAGGTGGCCACGAATGAACGCTTGACGGTTCGGAGAGTCAAACGCAAGTTCTAAAGCCTTGGCCGTGATGGTCGTCCCGAGGGCAGGATTACTCCAGCCCCAATATGACCGATCTTCCAAACTCACCCCGGGCGGAAGTGACCACTCAGCGAAATAGAGCGCCGTCGGTTGACCCGAGTCAATCGCCGCGATGCCCTGTTCTCTTAGTTGTAAAAGGACGGTACTGCCCTGATCGCCAGCCGTGCTAAAGAGCATCATCATGGGATTCTTGACCGCAATCTGCGAAGGCCGTAAAGCAGTAAACACAACCTCGGGGCTAATGTCCCAAACCTCATCCACAAGCAGAACAGAGGCGGTCATACCGTGAGCATGAGCGGACGCCGCAACAACCGAAATACTCGAGCCGTCAGGAAAGTTGATCCGCTCGTCACCGTTCTGCCAACGAACCTTGCAATCAAAGTTTTCTAGGTCGCGAACAACATCACGAAACAAGGCCATGCTCCGACGCTTCTGGTTAGCGACAATGACAATCGTCTGAGGCTCACGCCGAGCAGCTGCATACTCGGTAGCCATAAACCCTGCCACTGCTCGCATGACCAAACTTTTTCCATTCTGTCGGGCCGTACTGATACAAGCCTCACGGAACACAAAGTCACCGTCGGCATCCACAGTCAACGCGTCGTTACAGATGCGCTTTTGCCATTCCATAAGCTCAATATTGAGCACGCGTTTCGCCCAAGCAGTCAGGGCAGGACCAAAACTCTCACCGGGTGGAACAGGCGTGACCAACCTCGGCTCGATCCGACCAGATATGACTGAACTACCGCTGGTTCGGGCTGGTTCTTGCTGGTTCAGGCTAGTTGAGGGTATTTCGGGATAGGGGTTCGGGGTGTTCTTTTCGTCCAAAAAAGAAAGTTTTGCGCGATTTTGTACGCGTGTCGCTGTTTTCTTATTGACATGGATAGCGCCGCGCCGAGCGTTGCAACTGGCGCATGAGCCGACGATGTTGGTTCTGTCGTAAGGGTCGCCGCCGCGATCTAACTCGACAACGTGATCTGCTTGGCTACTTGGTTTCTTGTGGCACCAGTGGCAGATGGGTTCTTCTTGTAGGACTTGGGCCCTGAGTTGTTTCCATTGTTTGTTGTTGTATACCGGGTTACCGCTCATGGTGAGATCATAGGTCAAGGTCAAGAGATACTGACGCCCAAGCGAGAAGGGCACTCGCTCGGTTGTCGTCGTTTGTCATGGGTTGCGCGTGTGGTTTGTGTCCCCCACTATTTAGGGCAAGTAGCCCATGGGAGCCTGTCTATTTGTGTTCGGTGGACAACCATTCGCAATGTACGTTTGAACGCTGATCGGTCACGAGGCGCGACCGTCTACCCTCGTTCCCGAGTGTTCCCATGATCGGCTTCAGTTTCCGAGTAGGGCTAGTGAACGCCTCTGTGCGCTCTGATGTTTTCGGTTGTAGAGATCGGACGCTACACGCGCCGT